TTGACAAGTCTTCCGAACGGAGTTTTATAGATTGCTTTATTCATAAGTTAAAAAGAGATTTCACCACGCGTTGAATGAAGGTAAGTTGACGTTCCTTCGCTTTCATTGTTGGCGCGTTGGTGGTTGTTTGTTTTTGTTTTGGTTTAGGTTGAGAAAAGAGATTCGTTTGCTTTGGTAGTTTTGTCTTGCCTAACTTCTTCAATTCGTTGTACTGGTCTTTCTTTTCAGTAAACAACAAGTAACGGTCGGTGTGAACGCGCTCAAGGGCTTTATACGTTCCGTTCTCTTTCCAATAGAACCCTGCTTCAAATAATGGTCGGCAATATCCACGACTGCTATTCATTTTGTAAATGGCTTCTGTTGGTGTGTGTCCTTCGTTTACTAACTTGCAAAATTCACGAACTCTTTCGATGTTAAATTGTTTTCTTGTTTTCATTGTGTTGTGTTTTGATTGTATGGTTTTTGAAATTAGAGAGGGTATATTTCAACCCTCTCATATTAATTTAGAACGGCATATCGTCCGTTTCGTCCGTTGAACTTGTTAGACCGCTTTGTTCCAACATTGCTTTCGCTTTGTTCATTTGATCCGCAGCGCGGTCTAAACGTTGGCTAAATTCAGCAGAAGAACTCACCTTGTTTTGCAACCACTCTGGAAGCATGCTGAAACGAAGGTCGAAGTCTTGCGAATCGTAGTCTAAAAGAAACGCTGCGTTAACCTGAGGCGGGCAAGTCATTCCTTTTGCGAGTGGCGACGCTCCTTTCAAGTCTGCATAAGTGCGCCCTGTGTTTGATGTGCGGTGCATTACGGACACCATTGCTTCCTTGCCGAGCAAAGTACCAATGTCGAATTTAGACGCGTCAGAATCGCTCATTGCTTTTCCTAACCACGATTGAACGAAGGCGCGTAAGCCACTCTTTTCGTGCATCGACAATGTGAAGTCGCGACCAATTGAGAACGGTTGTTCACCTTTACCGAAGTCAGCGGTTTCCAAAGGTAGTTCGAACACCAGTCGAACTTTGTTAACGAGTTTTTCTTCACCTTGATAAGTGTCGACGATTGTGCCGATGTGAATGATTTGGTAGCATCTTGCGACGTGTGTTCCTGCGGGTACTGTTTGACCTGCGCTGTTGTTGTTTGATTGGGCAATGATGCTCATGTTGTTGTTTATTTGGTTGTTATTAAATGAATTCAAATATGTTTCGAACTTTATAGCGAGTTCGTGGTCGCTTTCGATGTGCCGCAACTGGCTGTCGTGAATGTCCGACTGCTCGTTGATTCGCTTGAAGTAACCCATTTAGATATGGTCGTCAAAAATGTTAACGTCAAAGCTAAATGAGACACCGTCTTTTTCTAATGTCACGAAGTCAAGGTCGAATTCAGGATCGTCGTTGCGAAAGAAACGTCCGCGCAAATTAATGGTGTACATATTATCAAGGTCGTCGATAAAGACAAGATGTTGTGTTTCGTCTACTTCAAACCAACCTGTTACGTCGTCGTTGTAGTTGTTGGCAATTGCTTTGATGCGTTCGTTCAACGTGCGTATATCTTCGTCGCTGAAACAGTAAGTGATTTTTGGACAGTACATAGTTTATTTGATTTTAGTGGTTACAAATATATTCAATTAGTTCATCGTTCCAACGCGCTTCGGAAAGTTTTTGACATTTCTCGATGTTGTCTGCGACCTCGTTGTGTGTTAGGTTGTAAGCGTTAGCCGACGAGTAAACACAAACAAAGTTAGATTTCTTTTGGGGGTTCTGGTAGTTCTTTCCAAGTCGCTGAATCAAGTTTGTTGAATACTCGTTCAAGTTGTTCAATTCTCGCTTGATAATAATCATTCCAATCCAGTGTTCCAATTCTCTTATCGCCCCAATAATTTTGTGCGATAACGATTGCATCTTTAATTTCTTGAATGTCTTCTTCGAAAAGGAATGGAGTTGCGTAATAGTGTTTTTCATTGTTCATTTGATTTGGTTTTAGATTTCTTTTGATAAGATGATTTCTTCGCGTGGAATGGCTGTCTTGATGCGGTCGTAAGCGCGCACCGCTTCGTCGTAGTCGTTGTAGCTCATGTGAAACTCTCCGTTGACTACAATCTTGTAGTACATATCGGTTAGCGTGGTTTTTTGAATTAGTTCTACTTTCATTTGTTTGTTGTGTTTGGTTGTTGTTCTAAGATTCTTGTTTGTTCGTCAATCGTTCCTGCGATTAACATTCCTGCGAATAGTATCGCGATGTAGAGTAATGTTTTTTTCATTTGATTATTTGGTTTTAAGTAAATTGATTTGAGCGTCTATTAGTTCTATTTCAATATTCAACATTTGCTGAATTGAACTAAATGAATTACAAAACGTTGTATTTTGTAATTTCTTCTTTTCTGTTTCAAGTTGTTGAATCTTTTCAAAAATGAATAATCTGCTGTGTACTGTTAATGTTTCCATCGTTGTTTTGTTTTTGTTTATCTTTGGTGTTGTTGTTAATTGTTTGACAAATATATGCTAAACTTTTGAATACACAACAAAAAAATGAAAATAAATTGAAAATAATTTCTAACTGATTGAAAATGAACGTGAAAACTTTTAAGAAAACGTATAAAAAAAGTGTTGTAAAGCGTAAAGCAACGCCCGAATCTGAATCGAACCAACAAGAAATAGTAATAAAATACCTTCGTTTAGCATATCCTGACGCTTTGTATTGCGCTTCCGCAGGTGGTATGCGAACGAGTTACTTGCAAGCGGTTAAGATGAAGCGTACCGGTTACGTTAAAGGTTTTCCCGACCTATTCATTTACGAACCACGCGGATCGTTCTTCGGTCTTGCAATAGAGATGAAGAAAGAAAAGGGTGGTGTCGCATCACCTGAGCAGAAGCGTTGGCAGGAACAATTAAGAAACAGGGGGTATTGTTCCTATATTTGTAAGGGTAACGAGGAAGCAATCAAAGTAATCGACGAATATTTTAATGAGTGACACTTGACAAATACATAGAAGGACACTATAAGAAATTCAAAGAACTTGCGAAAAACATTTCGCGAGGTGAAGATTACTATGAAGACTTACTTCACGATTCTTTGTTGTCTATGTTTGGAAGTAAGCATATAGAGAACCTAATCGACACAGGCGACTTTGAGTTTTATCTTATTCGCGTTATGTATCTTGCCGTCAATAGTCCAACGTCGCCTTTCTACCGCCAAACGATTGCTTGGAACAGAAACCGACGCGACTTTAAAGACTACGCTCACGAAGTCGACAAGACTTGGCTCGGCGCACGCATGACAAACGAGCAACTCGATATTCTTATCAGTCGACTAACCGAGTTTGAACGCTTAATCTTTCAAGAATACATATTCGAAGGTTTCACCTACCGAGAATTTTCAAAGCAAACAGGAATACCAACGGTCTTTCTTTACCGAACAATTGATTCAATAAAAACTAAAATAAGAGCAAATGTTATTCGCAAAAAGTAATGAATACAAAAGACGACTTGAAATTTGTCGCACCTGTAAATTCTTCGAACCTTCAACACAAAGCTGTGGCCCATTGATCGTGGGAGCAGACGAAGAAATTGAAGTCCTATTCAGAAAGAAGTCAATCAAACTTTGTGGCTGTGTGATGCCGATAAAAGCAAAGCTCGCGTTCGCATCTTGCCCAGCGTCAAAATGGAACGGTGTTCTTTCTTTGGACGAACAAATCGAGTTCAAACGATTCTTGCTCGATATGAAGGCGCAAGGACGTCTTGAGCAGAAAGATATGTTAAAGTTCTATTCGTTCAAGGACAAAGCCACAGGAGCGTTCAACGAGCGTTCAACGTGTCCGCCTTGCGTGAAGAAAGACATCAATACGTTTCTTGAATCAATGAAGGACGTTGATGTAAGCATTGACTAAATATACAAGTGAAAATCTTGTAAACTCGATACGTCGCCTCTGGTGTTGTCTTTAATGTTGTGCCAACGCATACCACTCAAAAAGAAATCTATTGTCTTATTGGGCGTGAAAACGCGAAACTGACCATGTTGGAAGTGATGCCATGTAATAACATTGTTTGTCTTGTAGTTAGTCAGTAATTGAATGAATAATTCTTGCTTTGCTTTCTTGTTTATCTTACTCATAATTTTAATTATTGGACATAGAAAGGTTTATGGGTGAAAAGACATTAAACTCGCATTTATGCCTTATCAGTATTCCTATTAACTACTACTTGTTAGTGTTTAGTAGTTACTCATAATTCAGAAGATCCTGCATGGGTTACAGGCAATCAGTTAACTATGTCTAGTTTCACCCCCAAGTTCCACCTCTGGATTGCTTGGATTATTATAACTGTTGTTACTGGTTAATTGTATAATCTCCAAAATGAAACTCAATGTCATTTCTTACCACTACAAATAACCTTCCTTCTAATTATCACGTTCATTCACCAACTTCACACGTCGTTGGTATGGGTTGAATGTGGACAAGACCATTCCTCACTTATCTAAAAAGAAGTTGCCCCGCACACCGTACTCGTTAACTTAATAACAGCACAATGCTTGGGGCAATGCTTTGAGATTAACGAGTATTCAAATATAGATATAAATAAACGCGATTTTACAAATAGATTTCAACAACTATTGATTGTTAATAATACATTTCGTATCTTTAGCATATGATAATTATTCCAGCTCAACTTGAATCAGTAGGTACGCGAAAAGACAAGACGCTCAAACTAACCTTTGGAACGAATGAACTTTCACCTTCGCAAGCGTCTGAGTTATTTACAATAGCTAATCAGTTCGGTTATCTCGCCTTCAAAGACGAAGACTTCAAACGCGAAGAACTGGATGCGGTTGAATCATTAAAGAGCGAGTTAGAAGATACGTTAAAGAAACCTTCACAACGTTTGCGAGGTGTTCTGTTTAGACTATTCGAACAAGACAACGACGGCTTCAAAACATTCTCGAAATACTACGACTCACGAATGGAACAACTTATTAACCATTACAAAGGAAAATTAGGGTAGTTCTTATATTTATAAATTATGAGCAAGGAAGAAAGCAAACAACAAAACTCTACACTAAAAAAGAACGCTATGCTAAAAGCATTGGAAAGTACTTTGGGTGTAGTGACTTCAGCGTGTCAGATTGTAGGAATAGATAGAACTACACACTACTTGTGGTTAAGTAACGACGAAGACTACAAAGCAAAGGTTGAATCATTGACCGACCTTGCTGTTGACTTCGCAGAAAGTCAGTTGTTCGAATTGATTAAGGGAGCGCACCGCGAGGTGTCAACACCAGACGGTGAAGTAATCCGTATTCAAGACGCACCCAATACAAGCGCAACAATTTTCTATTTAAAGACGCGAGGAAAGAAACGAGGGTACGTTGAGCGAAGTGAAATTGCAGGTGTAAATGACGCTCCGATACAGATAATTATCAACGATAAACTATAATGAGCGAAAACAAATTAAATTTTTTGCGTTCGCAGATTGCGATGTTCCACCCTGAATGGACTAAAGAACAGGTACACATGGAAGCCATACGCGTACACAACGAAGCAAACACAATCGACGACGACGACGAAGGTTGTCTTTATTGCGGATCATAAAACTTTCCCAATCTTCCCAATCTTCCCAAAATAAAAAAAAACAATGAGCATAAAAGTAAGTATACCAGCTGACTATTCTTCAATCAGCGTCAAGCAATACGTTGACTATCACAGCGCGAAGAATGACATCGACAAGTTGGTGAGTATAAGTAACCTACTGAAGGAACAAGCGGAACAGATTCCTTTCCAACACTTGCCGACTTTAATCGCAGCGTTCGAAGACACACTCGCAAACGAAAGCGCGAAGTTCTTTGAAACGATTACTATCAAGGACAAAGACTTCGGTTTCATTCCAGACCTGTATTCGATTTCAATGGGCGAGTACGCGGACATAAGCACCTGGGCAGCGGACGTGTCAGTAAACATGGTCAAGATAATGGGAACGCTTTACCGACCAATAGACAAACGCGTTGGAACGAAGTACACAATCGTACCTCACAGCAAGCAAAACAGAGAGTTAGTTGAAGGCTACGTTGAGCAGATGACACTCGAACAATTCAACGGTGCGATGCTTTTTTTTTCGACTTTGCTAGCCGAACTAAGCAACACTTCGCTAGACTATTTGGAGAACGAAGTGAAGAAACTGACGGAGGAATTGACGGAGCAGTTGAAGACAGAGACAACCTAAACCAAGTCTTAGGAAGATACGGTTGGTACCACCTTTTTATGGAAGCCTGCGGGCGCGACATAACTAAATTGGATTCAATTACGGAAAAATCCGCGTGGGAGATATTTACATTTATGACTTACCTAATAGATTACAATTATGTCGAACGTACAAAGCTACAACGCGCTCATAGATAGATTCCACGCATTTGCGTCTGGACACTTTATTCTTAAAAGATTTTCACACGGACAGATTGAAGTATCTGACTTAGAGAAATTTGGGGAATATCCATTCATGCACGTCGTTCCGTCTAACGTTACTTACGCGAAAGGTATGAAGACGTTTAGTTTTCAGATTGTCCTTGCCGACCTTCCACGTGACAAAGAAGATAAACCCGAATACCAACGCGAAGTATTAAGCGACCTTCAACGGATCGCGGAAGATTTGGTTGCTGAGATAACCAACCACCGCATGTTGTTCGGTGACTTAATCACCGTGCAAAATGTCACGCTCGAACCATTCCTTGAAGAATTTCAACACACTTTAACCGGTTGGACAATTAGTTTAGATTTACTTGTTCCCTATTATTGGGACGCGTGTTCTATTCCTGCGGAGTGGAACGATATGTTTGAAAGTGGAAGCGGTGGCACGGGTTCGATATTAACGTTCATCGATTCAATCAATCGAGATGCAAACGGCAACGTTAGTCTTGTTAACGACGAAGAAACACCAGCACCGAACTACTACTACGGAACGAACGACGAAGGGGTGCGCGGTTGGTATCTGTTAAGCGACGAAGTAGGTTTGACGTGTGAAACTATAGGTGATTGTCAAACAATAATCGACATCGAAGCGGCCATTGACGCTCTTGAAGAAGAGATAGTGTTAAAGGCTGACATAACAAGTATTAGCGCGGTTGGTTTCTCAAACGATTATAACGACCTTGACAACAAGCCAACAATTCCAGACGTGAGCGGTTTCGTTCCTTACACGGGCGCAACGCAAGACGTTGACTTGGGAGAGTTCGAATTGAAGGCAGGACAAATAGAGTTCGACCAAACACCAACAGGAACGGCAGGGGTTGCAGTCATGCGTTGGAACGACAGCGACGGAACACTTGACCTTGGATTGAAAGGCGGTAACGTAACTTTACAAGTAGGTCAAGAAAGCGTTCTTCGTGTTGTCAATAAGACAGCGACCAACGTCAATTTACTTGAAGCAAATTATCAGGCGGTTCGTGTTACAGGAGCGCAAGGTCAACGATTGAAAGTTGACTTAGCTTTAGCGACAACCGACCCATTGAGCGCAGAGACACTTGGCTTAGTAACCGAAACGATTAATAATAATCAAGAGGGTTTTATTACAACGAGCGGACTTGTTCGCGGTATAAACACAACAGGAAGTTTACAAGGCGAAACGTGGGCAGACGGTGACATATTATACCTATCTCCAACAACAGCGGGCAGGGCAACGAAAGTAAAGCCTACTGCGCCTAATCATTTAATTATACTTGGCTACGTTATCCACGCTCACATCAATCAAGGAAGCATATTTGTAAAGGTTGACAACGGCTACGAGTTAGACGAGTTGCACAACGTGAAAATCACAACGGCAGCGAATAACAACGTTTTAGCTTACACCTCAGCAACTGACATTTGGGAGAACAAGACGGTTGCAACGGCACTCGGTTATACTCCAGTTCCTTCAACTCGCAGCCTAACGATCAACGGCACAACGCAAGACCTTTCAGCAGATAGAACATTCACGATAGCGACAGGGTTAACAGTAGGCACTACACCAATAGCAAGCGGAACGATAGGGCGTGTTTTGTTCGAAGGCACGGGCAATGTGTTGCAGCAAAGTGCTAACTTCTTTTGGGATAATACGAATAGTAGGTTGGGTATTGGTACGGCTACACCAAGTTCTTACTACGCTAAAAAGTTAGTAGTAGCCTGTCCCGATGAGGATGGAGTTACTATTTTAGCAAATACTATTTCTTCAACAAATTATCTTGCCTTTGCGGATGGCACAGTAGGAAACGAAGCGTTTAGAGGTTATGTAAGTTACAAGCATCAAACCGACCAATTAACTTTTGGCTCGGCAGGTACTTTAAGAATGACTTTAACTTCAGGTGGAAATCTACTCATCAACACAACAACAGACGCAGGGTACAAGCTCGATGTGAATGGAACAACAAGAACATCAAGAGTAGATTCATTAACAAATCAATCGTTTACAATTCAGTACCAAGGTAGTGGAAATCAAACGGGAAATTTAGGAGACAACACAGCTCAAATTCGTTTGATTAACAATTTAGCCACTACATCTACAACAGGAACAAATCACTTTGTTTCAATTTTACCTTCATTTACACCAACAAGCGGAACAACAATATGGAACGCTGCTTTAATTAATCCAACAATCAACCAAACTGGAGGAGCTAATGGTATTACTCGCGCTCTTTACATCAATCCAACGCTAACAGCAGCAGCTGATTTCAGAGCTATTGAAGTAACGGCAGGTATCACAATTTTAGGAGCAGCCACAACGGCAAAGGCATCGTTGAGAATACCAAGCGGAACAGCACCTACCTCACCTGTGAACGGAGACATTTGGTTTGACGGAACTAATATAAAAATGCAAATAGGCGGAGTAACAAAAACATTCACTTTAATATAATTTATACAATGGCTAAAATACAACCAATCGTCTTTCCTTTAAACGCAGGAACAGCGACCGAAATGACAGTTCTAATCTTGAACTTTGAAACAAGCGCAACAACTTGCACTACCTATTATGAATTGAAATCTGAGGCTACTGAGGAAGTGGCTGCAAAGGTTTTATCAAATGGTAACTACACGCTAACTGAAGAAGAGTTCGCAGCGTGGGGTGAAGACAATTCGTGGGTAGAAACTTGCGTAGCAAACGCTATCGGAGTAACAATAATAACATTCTAAGATGAACTTAACAGAGGAACACTTAAAGCAGTTAGACGCTTTCATTCAAGAAATGCCTGTGAAATTTGGCTTACCATTGATTCAGTTTTTCAACAAGATAAAAGAGGAAAGCGAAGAAACAAATGGCTAACGAACAGAGCGCACCCAACTTCTTCGCTGTCGTGAACGACATGGCAAAACGCTTTGTCGAATTGATGCAGTCCGACTATCGCATGAAGCGAAAAGTAGGACGCAACTACACCAACGCTGTTGCAAGTGGTACGCTCGAAAAGTCGCTCGCCTATCGGTTGCAAATTAAAGGATCGTCTATAAACATTTCCGTCTACGCAAAAGGCAAGGCAGGGCAATACTTTTTGTTTCGTGAAAAGGGTGTCAATGGAACGCAGAAGTCACAAGGCGCACCGTACTCATTCAAACGCGGAAGCGGAAGCAAACCCGCGAAAGGACAAATGTCACCAATGCAAAAGGCTATCTACGATTGGATGACAATCAAAGGTATTCGCCTTCGTGATAAGAGTAGTGGAAAGTTCAAGAAGTCGACTGAGGAACTCAAACAACAGGTGGCTAAACTCATTATGTTCAAAGTTCGTCGTGACGGAATCAAGGGGTGGCACGCATTCGATTATGCGATGGAAAACATTTGGGACGAATACGAAGCGCAAGTGGTAGCAGCATATCAAAAGGACTTCACGGCAACGTTAGAAAATCAACTAAAAGACATTTAATAATATGGCAATTACAATCAACGATCAACCATACCAATACACACCAGTTGGTCAGCGACTTATGCTCGTTGCTTCATCAACGAATGTGGCGAACGCAGGCTTTCGCTTTGTGTTCGACTTTGGTTCTTTCCAAGTCAACGTGCAACCCAACGCAAGCGACAAGGGAATCTTAGACCTCGCGCCTATATTTCGTGAGCAACTACAACACGACGCAAACGAACACTTTCAAACTACAGGGACGGAGAACAGCAGCGTCGCGTTTATTTCGTGTACGATAAAAGAAGGGTGGCTCGTTGACGGAGCGTTTACCGTTAGCGGTTCGGGCATGGCTGACATCGACGACGTCTACGCGTTCCTCGCTGAATACCAAGTAAGCGACGGATACAAACCTAATCCAAACACACGCTACGCGCTCGACGGAATCACGAAGTATTTAATGAGTGAAAGAAATGTCGACACTCACAAATGGAGCGAAGCGGCAGCGCGTGGATTGTCCAACGACTACGTCTACATACCAACTCGCGTTGGTGACTATGGTGTTTTGTACGCACCTTCAGCAACGCTTTTGCTTGCAGATAACGACTTTGATATTGCAGTAATTAGCACTTACGACAACACAAATACGCTGATTGAAACGCTTTCGTTTGCAATGGCTGACAACGATTCAGTCGTTAACACAATAGCAGCTTTTTACGCTAACGTAGAAGCAACAGGAATCAATTTAACAGGTGCTAAATACTACACTATTCAAATTGGAAAAGAAATTGCGTTCCCCGTTTACACGCCTGCTTCACGCGTGTATTGTTTCTATCTTGTCGCTGACGATTGTCGCTTTGACAATGTGCGTTTGGGTTGGACGAATACTTGCGGTGGTACTGATTACTTCAACTTCACGAAGAAGTCGGAATTGTCGTTTAACTACGATCGTAAGCAATATCAAAAAGTAGTTGGAAGTTATAACACTTCGACGTTCAGTTTCAACACCTACGACAGAGGCGCAACCGACCGCTACGTCACAACGACAAAAGGACTACAAATAAATAGCGACTGGGTAAGCGTTGGTGAGTTCAATCTACTTCAAACGCTTTGCCGTTCGAACGACGTGTACATAATTAACGACGACGGAACGCTCACACCTGTCTTAGTCGACACTCAGAACTTCGTTATCAAAGACGAACGCTATTCGAAACTATACAACGTTACTTTGAATTTGAAATACTCACAACCTGTTGGCTTATGATGAACCAAGTAATTCTAACGCTAACCGATAGCAACGGTAACAGCGCGATTCTCGACCTTTACGAGAACGAGAAGATGCACCTCAATTATAAGTTCACCGACATCACCGACTTCGCTTCCGTAGGTAATTACTCGCAGGAGTTTCGTGTTCCTGCAAGCGCAACGAATGTAGATTTCTTCGGTGCAATCTTCAACGTAAATTTCGACGGTTGGTTTGACTTCCGTAAAAAAGTTGAAGCGGTGTTGACGGTTAATACGATACCCATTGCAAGCGGACACATTCAAGTTAAAAAATTGTACTGGCAAAGTGGGAAATTGTTCGAGTTTGAAATTGTGTTCTTCGGTGAAGTTCCGAACCTCGCACGTCTGCTCAACGAAAAGAAACTTAAAGATATTGAAACGATTGTTGCAGGTGATTTAGATTACGACTTGCTTCACGCTAACGTTGAAACACCACCTAACGCACACACGATTCTAACGCTTTGCGACAAGTGGAATTTGACAGCAAGTAATCCAGAAGGACAACCTGTTTATTCAACCGTTCTCGCAGGGCAACCGACTTACAAACCGCTTTACGTTGGACACTTAACACCTGCCGTGAAGGCGCAATACTTGTTCGACGAAATAATGAACGACGCAGGTTTGCAGTATTCGAGCGACTACTTAGGCGACATACTCGAAAACGTTTACGTTCCATTTGTGAACGGGCAATACTTGAATAGTTCGTTGGGTTTGAATGATTATGTTTCAAGCGTTGGACTTGCTGCAAATTTGAACAATATAGCATTTGCAAATAACAATAAATTTTATAATATCTATCCAAGTTTTACTGAATATCAAGACGCAGGAAACGATT